CACGACCACCACCACCGCCGCCGCCTGCGACTATCAGATAATCAACATCGCCACCACCAACAACAGTCAACGTACCCGTACCCCTGAAGGCATGAACACGATATGTTGTACCAGAATCCTCATACTGAGTCATCATTCCACCGTATGCAATAGGTATAGCGGCACCACCGCCCAAACCGCCGTTCATCCACGCAGAAACAGCCGTAGACGGATTAGCCTTCGCCAAATCCTTACGACCCTTCCACGTTGAAACCGCAGTGCTAGGGTTAGTCCTATCTTGTCGAAACACTATAAGACCTCTTAAGCAGTTATTCTATTTACGTAACCAAACAAGCAGATAGAACTAGTATCTGCCGCAAAAGCCCTAATCTCTACAGGTGAAGCATTACCTTTAATAACTAATCCGGGTATCACAAGAGATAACCCTGCTTCAGTAGTAACAGTAACTTCAATAATTACTGTAGTGCTACCGTATTCAATGGTTAGTTTTTTGTCAGCAGCCGAAATGTTTGTAGCGTAAATCCACACTTCATCGTATGTCGTTGCTGTGCTATCACCTGCGTGAATCAACTTTCCTGCTGTAGCATTATCATCTACGAGAATGCCTATGCCATCAGTTGAAGCCGATAGGTCTATTTTTGAATATGTTGCCATATTGCCTTTCCTTTAATTGAAAACCGAGTTAGTAAGAATGTTATTAGCATCATTCCACTGAGTAGAAGTGATGTCAGAAGTAAGGGCTACTGTTCCAGTCGTATCAGGGAACGTAATAATCTTGTCCGAACTAGGATCTGTAATAGCAAAAGTAGTAGTATGCCCATTACCAGTAGTAGCACCAGTAAACTCTATTGGACTAGCACCCTGAAAAGTAGCCGCAGCCTGAAAAGTACTAGCCTGAACTTGAAGAAGAGTACCCGCAATTGTAGTTAAAGAACCACCAACAGACAATGTGGGCGTTTGAGCCGCCCAATCAACAATGCTAGTAAAATTAGCGTTCATCTGGGTGGCTACAATCTTAGCCCCAGCAGAGAAAGTATTAGGTGGTACTATCGCTCCCATTTAACGTAATCTCCTAGTTCTATACATGCCAACAACAGAAGTCACACCCCACTTGCCCGTAGCGTCAGCAGCAGGAAATGACGCAAACCTCAAACTAATAGCCTTCGCTGTCCCAATTGACCCCCAACGGACAACCAAATACTTGTCAGTAGTGCCTTCTTGCGCCCATTCAGACGTATCCCATACACCGTTACCGGAACCAGTAGGATCAGAATCCCAAGTAGCCTGCACTATCCCAGTGAAAGTACCTGATTGGACTTGCGAAGCGGATGCCAAATTGTAGTCTTTGTACGCATACATGCTTAAAGCAACACTGTTATCAGACAGCAAAACAGTTCTTGTTTTGCCCCATCTCTTCAAAAACGTAGGACGGTTACCTTCAAACCAACTGGTCTGATAATAAGAATTAATAACATTAACAGCAGCAGCACCATAATCGTCAGTGTCCACATTCTGATCTATTTTCGCTATCCTTACAGGATTATAAGCAGCACCCGCCTCTATCTCAGATACAACCGCTATAGGAGAATGAGCCTCACCACTAGGACGATACGACAACATTGCACGAGCATTAATGTCATAACGCACCCATGCACCCGTGTTACCTAAACTAGGATCCCACATAAACACGTTTCTACGGTTTACTTGTTGAGATTCAGAAATGTTTTCAGCCGACAAATAATCAACTGAAACCCACAGTTTCTCATCATACCACATTAAAGAAGGAGCATTATCTAAAGTCAAAGCAGGATTGCCAAGATCATGAGTCATAGCAGGATATATGCGTTCAAACACATACACAGGCTCATTGTCAGGGTTTTGTAACAGATACACTCCCTGTTCCGCATACCAAAAAAAGATTCCCTGTCTACCAACAGTAGGTTTACAACCATCACGGTTACCCACCGCTCTTGTAAGATTACGCACTTCAAAAGTGTCTCTATCAAAACCGTAAATAGCGTAAACAGCGTTCTGTTTAAACACTAAAAGACGATCTTGATCGGAAATGATTCCCGTTATAAAATCCCCATCTTCACCCAAATCAATATCTATATAATCGTTTTCACTCCAATCATCACCATCATTAGTTTTAGAAAAACGAACCCGATTAGGGTTATCGTCCTGAGTAGTTTCTGTTAAATGTGCTGCCCACACCATTTCATTCCATGTAGCAACATACCTAGCACAAGGGAAAAAACCGTTACCATAATTCCATAGTCCCATAACAGCAGTGGTTCCATCCCAACGCAACACACTATAAGCAGGAATGTTAGCAGGAGCAGTTATAGGAGAACCATTAGTGTAATAAGTAAAATTATTAAAAGTCACACCCTGTGGAGAACGATCACCAGCAAACTCTACATCAGCACCACCATATTGAATAGTGCCATCAAAATTACCATCAGCATTATCGTTATACATCATCACTGTTGTGGCTTTTACACTGTCATAAACACTTGCCAAAACCTGATTCTGACCAGATTCATAATGAACATTCAAACCCGTAATATCATTAGTAATCGCAGTAGGGTTAATACGCTTAATACCATCCCTGCGACGCACACCACCCCTAGGATCAACAGAAACATTCAACATCTCAGGAGATTCAGTCTCACCAAGATTAAACTGATCAGCCCTAAAGTTTAAACCGCCAGTGAAATTAGATTTCTCATCGTAACGGTACGATTCAGTAGTTGGAGGAGGAGGTAAAGATACTTGTAAAACCATTTACCATTCCCACGAATAACGTAAACGATTGGGAAGAATAGATTGAGAACGCCACCTGCTAGCATTAACCGAATTTAACAACACAGGCTGTGGAGCAGGAGTGTCTTCAAACCTAGCACGAAGATTTTCCAACTCGCTAATAAACTGGGCGTAATACTGTTGCCCCATACCAGCATCTTCTTGCTGCTGGTAACACCTATAAATAGCGTACAACGCTAAAACATTATCAAACGCTAGAGGCAAATCTGGAGTGTCAGCATCTGATATCGCGTTACGATATATCGGTGTCTGACCAGCAAAATCAACTGGGTTACGGTAACCCCTGACATAAAGTGTCTGCACACCAGAAGGTGTGGGGTACAACCTGATTGATTGACCACTCACCGCCAAAGAAGCGCTTTGACCCTGATTCCACATCGAAAAATAGTATGGTGTCCCACCCGAACTCATATTTATAGGATAAATAATGTCACCGACATCGTAACCTATAAATTCTAAAACGTGATTGTCTGTTCTCATTGCAGCAATTTCTCTTAAACTGAGATTAGTTGGTGCAGAACCACCAGTGAAATTAACACCATCGTGAACGATACTCATAGCCGGTGTTCCAGTGGTAGTTATTTCCGATAACGTATAATCTTTTTGGTCACTGACTGTAGGAAAAGTTATAGCCGTTTCATAAAACGACCAACGTTTTTCAGAATAAACAATCAGATCATACCCTTCACGAATAAATTCGTTCAGGACAGTATCCGCTACATCCTGTGTGTCTATATCCACCACATCACGGATATAAGTACGCATAGTGCCTAGTTGCAAAACAAACCCCTACTCGGTTTTTTCAGATTTACTTACTGTCTTAGTAGGTGTTTTCACAGGAGCAACAGGTGCAACAGACGTATCTGCTACACGATGAATTCTACGTGATGGTCCAACCGATTGTGGTCGTGGTGACGCATCCCGGAAATTGGTGCTAGCCGAAGGTTCCCCAGCGGGTCTAACCCCTTTCTTATACGTATACTGTTCATATTTTGCCATGTTTACTCCTATGAAAACTACCCCTATGCCGTCAAATTATGCAGGTATTATGCAATACCGTACATGTATCCTTGACGGGCGCGGTTACTTACTGTTAAGTTGCCGTAGCAAAGTATCTGCGAGTAAACCGCATCTGTGTTAGTTGGGCGCACAAACGGGGTTGGTTTGAACCATACGTCGCTGTGGGCTACTAACTGAAGGTACTTGGTGTTAAGCATATACATTTTGCCTTCACCGGCTAGAGTACCATCAAATGTTATAGGACATCCCTTGAAGAGAAGGTTCTGGAACCCACCGTCAGCCATATCGGTGTCGGTGTACCTGATCTGTCCTTCAAGAAGGGTTTCATACGCTTCGTATTCTTCCTGTCCTGTGATTATGATTGTTGGCTGGTCATTACCAACTGAACAATCATTGTACATGGTAGCCATGTTTGCTTGTGAAAGCGCTCCTGCTACGTTGGTAACTTGTGATCTCCACCACGAGTTATCTCCGTCAGTAGCGTCGATACCTCCAAGACCGGCTGCACCTGAACCATCATCATTGCCAAGACCTACTAGAGCCGCTAGACCCATCCAGTCTTTACCACCATTGCCTGTGCTGTTACCGAAGAACATGGTGTTCATGTTTTCAATAATAGTTTCTTGAGTTTGGAAAATTTTTCCTTCAAGAAGGTCAATGATTTGTGCTTCGCCATTGTTTTTGGCTTCTTCTATACCGTTGATTGTTACGGTGGCAGCATACTGTCTCCAGTTGTACTCAGCAGCAGTAATGCCTGTTTGAGCAGTCGTGGAAATAGGATCTGTACCAGCGTATGAACCAGCAGTTGTGTTTGTTCCATAAATAATTGGAACTACGATATTCGCACCACCTGAAACACGCCTAATTGTCTGACCATTTGTTAAAGCGTAAAACAGTGGTCTTGCGCTGAAAATGTTGTCAGTCAGTTTAGGGATATAGTTTTTCAGTGTGGTGGAAAGTATTTCATTAAAGTCAGCGTTTCCTGCTGCCATTTTATTTTTACCTCACTATTGTCTATTGTTGAGCAGCGAGTTCCCTTTTAGCATTTTCAAATGCCTCATGGATTGAAGACGGCTTATCAATAGTAGAGGTCGAAGAACCCGCCTGTTTAGAACCCGTAGGTTCTACAACTGATGCGTCCCTCTTTGCTTCTGTACGTTCCTGTTCTTTTTCCAATTTGTTTGCTTTATCAGAAATTTCGCCATAACGTAAATGTGTTAATGCGGCTTCTAAATTTCCGATTTTATTTTTTAATGCATGCTGAAAAAGTTCAGATTCGTCAAAATCCCCGTACTTAGTTTTCAAAGTGTCAACTTGCTGCGTTAATGCCTGTTTTTTATGCAAACGATCATAACCATCAATGCGTGCTTCAAGGTCTTTGATCTTCTTATCCGAATTATCTGAAGTATCCCAACTTTCATATTCCCGTTGGGCTTCCTCAGGTGTAACCCCGAAAGCCTCACCAAGAGCCTTGATTGTGCCATCTGGATCTGACTCCAAAGATTGCACTATCGCTTCTGCTTGCTGTAACCGTTTACGTTCGGAAGCCAATTCCTGCGTCTTACGTGTGTAATCCGACTGTCTTTGGTATCCGTCCCGAAGTTCATTAAGGCTGACCTCTTGATCTACTCCATCCACCTTAACAGCGTATGTTTCACCAGAAGGTTCCTCTGAAACCTCAACTGAAGACTCTGAATTGTCCACTTCCGTGGATTCCATTACATCCTCACTCATATGTATTTCTCCTTTGGAGTCCTAAAGGTTGCTCCTATTAATTAATAGCGGGTTGTCCCGCTTTTAAGATAGATTTGGTAACCCCACGTCCATTTGTCCACGGAGTTGATCTACCAGTTGGGGCGGTATTTGCCCCATACCTGCCTGCATTCCACCACCCATACCATTCATTTGAGGATCAGGTCCGGGTGCAGCGCCTTCGGCTTCTGCTACTCCGGGTGTCTGCTGCATCAAATACCTGTCAGGGTCTTTAATGTCGAATGCATTTTGCAGCACATAACGTGCTATAGCCGCCGGATCAATAATAGTACCAATCATCGGAGCCATCGCATTCATCAAAGCAACCGCCTGTTGCTTACGCACAGTGTCATTTATTGGCTGTGTAGACCCAGCCTCAACACTAAAATCATATTCGCCTACAATATCATCCCTACTGTAAGGAACAAACAAATCTGCACCAGCCTTAGCGTTCACACGCACAACATGTTCACCAGTCATAAACTGTTGCATAACTTGAATAACACGACGTGCGCATTCGCTGATACCAAGTTCAACAATCGCCAATTTCTCAGAAACCCTCGCATTACCAGCATCAGCAATAATAGACGCTTCCGTGGCAGTACGCCTAATCTCAGGCATCTGACCACGAGCATACTCAGAAACACCTGAAACAGTATTAATGTCCTGCTCAATGATTGCTGACATATTATAAACCTCAGGAGACAAAGGAGTTTGAGGCATTGGTATAACAACCTCACTCAAAGGTTTGTTCTCATCCACAACAGGAACAAGACGACCATCTTCGTCAGATTCTAACGCTTCACGACCTTCAGGACCAAACGAACGTTCATGATACAAATATTTTCTAGCGTAACGTTTACGAGCATTCACCAACTGTGTACGTGTCATGTCTAATTCTAGTTGCAGAGACTCTATAGATTCCAAATCACCCATCGGATAAAAATAGTCAGGAACATCATAATTTCGTAACATTACAAAAGGTTGACCGTAAGCATATGGCATAGGTATAGGATCAACAAGAAACTCGTCGCTTTCTAAAGTAAACACAGACATTGTATTTTCTTCAATGTTGTAATATTCGTAGATCGCTACTCGATCTACTTCAGTCAAATACTCGTCTTGAACAGTTCTATCTGTATAAGCCATAGTAGGAGAAACCCTAGAATCTGCTGACAATTTTTTACGCACACTAGCCTTGTAACGTTTATCTTTTTTAGCCTCTTCAACAGGAACAATAAGTTTTTGACAAATCCACTGGGCATCATCTAAGCATGTAGCCTCAGGGTCAATATACATATCAAAAGGAGAAACTCTTTCAATAAATGGTTGATCTTCTACAACCTCCATTGAACTTTCAGGAATACCAGCAGCGATCTGTTGATCGTTAGGCAACTCTGTTGCCAACGCAGGATCTTCAGTTGCCATAAGGTTTGCTTCAGCAACAGCCTCATCAAACAATTCTCCACGTTCATCCTCGTTAAGCATTCTTTCCTGCTCAACAAACTTCCAACCAACTTTTAACCATCCGTGACCAAAAATTAGAAAATCTCTAACAGACCTTTGGAATGGTTTACGAAAATCGTGATGTCTCCACGCATAGTTAGTTATTGCTTCAACAAACGCTGCCCTGTCCTGATCTTCAGGTTCATTAGGGGAAACAACTATTTTAGGGTAGTTAACAGAAACACTCGGTGCAATAACATTAACAGTGCTGAAGGCAAGATTAACAGCAACTAAATCAGTGTTAGTAACAGTAGCAGTTCCCCAATGTTTACCCCGATACAAATCAACCATACGAACCCACAGGTTGTCGTAACCCGTGTCTTCCCGCCAACGAGCAGAATCTCTTAATTTTTGGGAAGTAATATTAAATTGTTCGACACGGGATTTGCGCGCCATCAGACCTTCTCTATGTTTCTACCTTGTGCTTTTGCTTCAGCAACAAGTTTATTTTCACGTTCACGTAAAGTTAAATGCTGTTCATCTACAGGTAACCGAGAACGTGCAACCGATCCCGTGATAACCCTCAAACCTAACAACTTTTGCCGCCACTCCCATAACTGTTCAAGTTCAAGATCAGTCTTCGGTCCTTTATGAACCTCAACATATTCAGCGAACTCTTGAAAAGAAGCCTCGGGGGATAAAACCGCCACAGTTAACTATGGGCGTTTTGTGTGAGGTGTGTAAGTGTGACCAGCCAAATCAGGTTGTGGTTTAACATTAGGTTCAACATTGCCAGTAGGTCCATGCTGATTGAATGGTGTCTCACGAACAGATTGTTCTCCATAGTCGCCAGTCATGTTAGCATACTTGGGGCTATCGAAACGTTGGGTAGGAGCATTAGGTATCGCAGCATCCCATAAAGGGTTAGCAACTACAGAACTCCCACGTTCCATTTTGTTGTTTTGACCACTTGAGCCATCAACTGTCTGTGATGCACTCGTGTGTGCAACATTTCTTGCCATTTGAACCTCCTAGGTTCTCATAAGTCTCTATATAATATGCCTAACGTGTCCCACGTACCGTATTTTGACCAATTCTCATCGGTCCTTCTTCTTTTTCAGACGGAATTAAACGTCTAAACCAATCTAAAGTCCAATAATCATCCTGTTTCGTAATAAATTCGGGCATAAACGCATATTGGCGCATTTCATTAGCCAACGCAAGAGCCATAACACGGTCATCATGCGGGCTACCAGACATACTGCCCCTATCATTACGAACATAAGTTCTTAATTCAGCGATGGTGAACCTGTCATGCAAAATAAGATCATCATTACGTAAAGCCATACCAAGATCATCAATCAACAACGGTTTAGTAGTCCTAGTCGTTTTCCAACCAAACTCTTGAGAAACTTTAGAAGTCACCTGATTCAACGACCTTTTACGGAAAAGATTAGGAGCGCCTAAATGTCTCAACTGTACAATAGTAGTAAGTCCATGGTTATTGGATTCCACACAAGTCAAAGCATCATTATACCATAATGACAGTAAATAAATATCGTTAGCAAAATCATCAGGTGGAATATGACCATGCCATACTGCTACCTGTTCACCAGTACGCACATTTAAAACTTGAGCGCAAGAATAGTCACCATGAACCAAACCTTCCGCAGTGTCAACACCAATACAATAAGGAACATGTCCTACCGGCTCACGCCAAACTGTAAGCATCTTTTTGAAACCTCGGCACTTTCTTATACAATTCGTCTAAATAACCCATCTGCCCCTCTTCAACATGGTTGCTCATTTCTTCTAAAGCATGTAAATCAAAGACAGGGTTACCCGATTTAATAAACGCCTCTTCGGGCGTAGTAGGGTATTCTTGAGCCAACTGCCACGGCAACATAGATTCCTGTTTGGATTCATACCACGACTGGTCCCTGTCTTCCGTAGCAGACCAAGGAAAAAACATTGGTTTAAACTTATTAGTACCAGTCTCAGAACCAGTCCACAACTGGTGAAAAAAGTTACCAGAACCATTAGCAGTAGACAAACCTATAATCCTACCGCCAACGTCAGCGACAGGTTCTATAGAAGCCCACGCTTCCTCAGGATTTGGAAGGAACGCCCATTCGTCAACCACAACCAACGTAGCCGACTCACCTCTTGCAGGATCGGATGCTGAAGGCATTGATGTAACCAAACTGCCGTTGTCAAAACCCATTTTTTGCTGATGTTCAACAAGAGATACAGGTCCCCTTTCTAACATCCATTCCGGTAAATGTTGAAAACCATACTTGGATTTTCTCAACAGTAAAACCGATTCACGCTCCGTGCGTGACAGATCAATAATGTTCTGATCAGGATGAAAAAACGCTAACCAAAACTGGTGAGCAGCGACAAGAGTAGTCCAGCCTATTTGTCGTGCTTTAAGAGTCAGACTGTACCTTTGGTTAGTCCAATTGTCTAACGCCTGTGATTGTGCATCACGTAACTTGAATAATATGCGCCCATGCGCAGGGTGCGCTATGTGCCAATAGTTTTCTAAAAAATGTTTCTCATCTGTTATACATCGTCGCCATTCGGCTTCTTTTTGTAATTCAGTTAAACTAGGCATTATCCGGGGTGGCTCGTTAAAAACTCTTCATACTTTTCTGGTGAATCTAAGATTATCGTAGTGTACGAATAACTTCCGCCATCCTTATCATCTTTTCCTAAAGTTACTGTAATGGCACCTATCAGGGTGCCAACAGCGACAAGCAAACCTGTTATCGCTGCTATAAGTTTAATTGTTTTATTCATTCTACCTCCACAAAA